CGATAGCAGACACCAGGGTTGCCGCTGACGGGTCACTGACTTCCAGCTGGAGACAGGGATAACCATCAGTCAAGTCAGCCGCGTCGATCTCGATAACGTAAGTCACGTTGTCATTCGCCGAAGTGGCGAACCCGGCAGAGGTCGCAGCGGTCAGCGCACCAAGAGTGTCACCAGCCGCCGTGGTCTCGGCGTAGTAGTTGAACGCAATGGCGGTGTCAGTGGTTGGCGTGAGGTTGTCGCACTCTTCGAGAGTGACGGTACACGCGTCGCCGGTGACGCCAAGCGTCAGATAGATGGTTGCATGGTCGTAGAGTTCCATGCTGAACACGTCGCTTGAAGCGCCCGCGCCATTAACGTCAATGGGCGGGATGATGTTCACAACATGGGTTTTATTACTTAAGTGCATCGTATTTCCTCCTTACGCCCGTTCGTTCAGGGTGACAAACGGCGAAATGGTATCGGTACTATTCGCAGGCGTGAGGGCGGATTCAAAGATAGGCGCACCGTTGTTCCGCATGGTGAAGCGGAACACCTCTTCGCCAGAAGTGAAGTTGACGTGAATCGAGCTGGCAGCTTCCATGCCGCTCTTCTCGATCATAATGTACTTCGAGAAGTCAGCCAGGTAGATATCACCCTTGTCGCCGAGAGTCTGACACTGTTCGAGGTAGAGAACAGGCATGCCGAAGAGCATGTCATATTCGTTACCAGCGAGCCCGCCAGCAGGCATCCACAAGAGTTGTCCGCCGGTGCCGATTTCGAGTTTCAACTGCATGAGCTGAGTAATGGCATCGCGGTTGACAAGCCACACGCCATTGGCGCGTTGACCTTCGAACCGGGCGAACATCTTCATAATGTTCTCGGTGACGATGGTGTCAGCGGCCTGCCCGGTTTCTTTGGTGATCGAAACAAGGCACGGGGCGTTGTAGATACCAAGCATCTGACCGGCGCCGGAGCCGTTGATGATTTCGTTGTCGATCTTGTAGCCGAACTCTTCGCCGAAGCCCTGTGACATCACAGAACCAAGAGCGGTAGAGTCTGCTTTCAGTTCGTCGGTAACGTACATCAGCCCAGTCATCTTTTCCAGCTTCAGTGAGAACTCGCCGAAGGCAGGGTTTGACGCGGTATAGCTACCGGCTTCAGCGGTACGATATACACGGATACCGCCCCAACGTGAGCCGTCAGCCCGGCTTGATTCGTCAACCGTCGGCATACTGAACCGATTGGCGTTCGCGCTGATCGGAATCTTGCGAACACGATTGGCGAGAATGCCGGTTTCATGGGCACGCTTGAGCAGTTCAGCCGAGAAATCAGTCTGAACAAGGAACCCACCAGCCGAATCGACGGTTTCATTTGCGCCAGTCGCGGCGCGGGTTTCGTTCAGTCGGTTGTCCCATTCGCGGCCACGCGAGTCTTCAGCACGCATAATCGCCTGAAGCTGTTCGCCGAGGTGCCGGAACTTGTCGGGTGTTTTTTCGGTGATCAGCGGGCGTTCAACGCCTTCGCTGACTTCGGTCGGTACGAAGTGGCGCTTTTCGATTTCCTTGGCGCGTTCAATGGCATCAAGGCAACGCTGGTTTTCAGTCATCAGCGCCTTGTACTTCTTGTCTTCATCCTCGGTAAACGCCCGGCTCTCTTTGTCAATTGACTCGCCAAGTGTGCGAGCCTCTTCAAGAGCGGCAGCGGCTTTTACTTCGAGGTCAGCAATATCATACGACATTGTGCAATCCTCACATTCATTTCACGTTTGCGTTTTTCACGTTCGATCTCTAAACGGTCACATTCATTTGGGTGGTCGTCGGTACGTTCTTCGGCGTGGTCGCTATCCGGCGCTGAAGTTTTGCCGCTGCCCGGCCCTTGAGTTTTTATCCGTTGTTCTATGTCACTGAGCAGGCGTTCAGCATCGGCATCGCCGGCCTTGGCCCGCTGTATAACTAAGTCAATGTTCCGCACGTCAAGCTCAGTCGCCTGGTACGCGGGGTAAGTCACTGGCGAAACGTCAAACAGTTCCGCCTCAAATATTTCGCGCAGGTCCGGTTGCCCGTCTCTGTAATCCCACTTATCGCGTATCATCCTGAACCCAAAACTCATCTGATCAACGTCACCGCGTTTCACGGCACGCAGAAGGTCGCTTGCATAGCTGATGCCGGGATCAAGTTCTATTTCAACACGCAGGCCGTGGTCATCTTCCTCACAGATCAGCGTCCCCGACTTCGTGCGTGCAAGCACCTTGTCAGGGTTATGATCAATCAAGGCACGAATGTCAGCCTTCTCTTGCAGGGTTTTCTTGAATGCGCCAGGGCGGACAATTTCACGGAAGCCCCACATGATCTCTGATTCGCTATTGAACACTGCGGCGTATCCAACCAATACAGGGTTTTCGCCGTCTTCGCCTTGCAGCCTAATTTCTCCCATTGGCAGGGAGCGCATTTGCACGCCGCTAGATTTCTTCTTGCTCACCGTCTTTGCCCTCACTTTTCACATTTGACCCACGCGCATACGGCGCTTCGCATGGGCGCATATTTTCGGGAACGAAATAGCTGTCACCGTTTTCGATTTTTTTCTCGTTGAGCTTTTGGCGAATGTCGTTCTGGGAGTAGGTGCCGATATAGAAGTGTGTCTTGAACCACTCGGCCTGAGCCTTCAGGTCACCGCGTAGCAGGCCTTCGATTGCATGTTCGAAATAGAAGCCGTCGGCACGCTCTTTGTCAGTTAGCAGCGACATATTGAGCCGTTGTTCGCGCCTGACGCATATCGGCCTGATGGTGTCCGTGATATACTCAAGTCCAAACTGCTCGGCGTTTGAGTAGGTGCTGTGCGTGTGTTCGCCTAACTTCTGAAGCGGAACGCCGTATATCCGGCCCGCAATCTCCTGCACCTGGAACAGTCGCGTTTCGAGTAACTGTGTATCCTTGGCGGACACGGCAATCGGCTTATAGTCGAACCCCTGTTCAAGTATCCGCATCTTGCCGGCGTTGTTCACGCCTCCGACCTGTGCATTCCATGACTTCGTGAAATTCTCGCGTTCGTCTGGGTCGAGTTTATTGGGCGTTGTCAGCACACCGCCAAGCGAGGCATTATTCTTCAGGAATGAAGTGCCGTGTTTTTCGGCTACCATCGCCAGCGCGATTGAGTCTGCGTTCTGCTGAATTGGTGACAGTCCCGTGATGCCGTCAACGGTGATGTCGCGGAAGTGGAGAATGTCTTTTGCCGGGTAGATTTCCGGCCCGGCGCTGGTAGTTATTTTATATTCAAGCACACCAGCGCCATTACGCTGCGGCGTAACGGCGTCTGGGGTTATAAGATAAAGGCCGCGCAGCTCTGCATAGCTGTCGCGGTCAATATATGCGTAGGCGTTCCCGCGTAGGCACATCTGCCATTCCATCGCTCTGCGGAACTCTTCGCTTGTCGCTTCCGGGTTGGGCGCTGTGTGCAATAGCCTGTGTGCTATGTGTCCCCGTACTTTATCGCGTGAACCATCTGGGAGTGTTTGGTATAGATTCAGCGGTAAGGTTGAAATGTCACGGGACAGAATGCGGGCACAGGCATAAACAACACTGCACTTCGCAGCCAGCTCAGGGGTTACCGTGATACCAGCAGCAGAAAGAGCACTAAAATAATGTGACGGATAATAAGAATCATCGTCCGGTGCCGGGCGTCCACGTTTTTGTATTTTGTCTTGAATCCACTGGATCGGAGCGATCAAGTGTTCACACACTCTCTAGGGGTCTGAAAGTGTTTTATTCCTGCGCTCGGTGTTCACGCAGTAGTTGGAAGATCTCTGAACTGTCTTCAGATATGCCCGACTCTTTGTGTTTGCGCTCTATCTGGTCAACTTGTTCATAAAACGCCTGCCGAGCTTTGGTGTAGTCGAAATCGTCTGTAATAGGGAGAAGGCCGGTAACTCTTGAAAACACTTTGCGCTGTCGCTTGATCTCGGCACGCTCTTCTCTACTTATGAAGTATATCATGTGCGGCCCTTCTATTCAACGTTATTACATATCTACTGACCATATCCCTCTTTCCTTGTACACACTCGGCCCTTCGTCCTGGTGGCGTAGGGCGCGGTCTGTAGCCATCGCAAGAGCCACAGCTCCATCAATTTTCTCTGTCGATTTCTGTTT